AGAATAGGCATTTTAGATTTGATATTAATAAGGTCAGCTTGAATAGATGACATAGATGTAAGTAACCAAGCAATAGCAGATACTATTACAGGGAAAAGCATATTTGTTATTTTTTCCATATTCATTAGAATTGCCCTCCAAATCCAAATAAAAGTTTTTGTTCTTCAGGTGTTGCATTTATGCTTGCTTTAAATAACAAATCATTTAGTTGTTTTGCATATTCAGCATTAACACCTAAACCATCTTTACTGTAATTAGCACCACCTGTAAATTGACCACCGGCTAATGGTGTTGTGTATTGTGCTGAAGCATTAGGATAGTTACCGCCCATAACTCTAGCCATAACATTACCATCACGATATTCACCATAGGGAGCAACATCACCTGGTTGACTTAATATGCCACCTCTAAAGTTTTGGTTTGTTAAAGCAACGTCTTTATATATTGGGTTTGTGCCTTCTTTACCAATAGTTCCACTTAATAAACCAACAGGAGTTTCTTGATAAGCATTAACATTACCGCCTAATGTAGGTCTAGTATAAGCATTTAAGTTAAAGTTTTCATTACCTATGCTAGTAGCATTTGGTTGAGTATTTTGTTGTTCTGTTAATTGCCTTAAAAATTCTGCAATATCCATTATAATTCCTTAGGGTCAAAGCCATACATCTTGGCTACACGCTTTTGTAGTTTTAAGAATAAACCTTTATGACTAGCATATTGTTCTGTTTTAGGTGAGTCTAAATATACGCACATGTGGATAATCTCATGGCATAAAGTCATTAAGACAGGATATAGATGAGAATGACGTGCAGTAGATATAGTTATAACATGAGGTTCACCTTGTTCTGGTGGTTCATATTGTCCACATATAGTATCGTCATGCAATACTACGAAATCAACTCGGGAAGCGGGAGGAAGTTTAAACTCATCAAATATCGGCATGTCAATTAGAGCAGAATAAAGATTGCTTATATTTTGCTCTGTAATCCACATTTTATTTTGCCATCCAATGATTAGCAATGAATGTTATAAAGCCACCGATAGCAGAAGCGATTGCCATGCCAGCCCAAAAGCCACCTTTAGATTTGTTAGCAAGCTCTAAAAGAGACTTTATGTCTGTTTCCATACTATCTACTTTGTCTTGTAAGTTCTGTACCTGAGCTATAAGTTGCCCGTATTGTATTGGGTCTATTTCGTTACTCATTGTTGTCCTTACTGTGAAAGTAAACCAGGATACTGGTTGTTTAATTCAAATTGTTGCTCTATAAGTTGTCTTGCTAAAGTATTTCTAGCACTATTATCTAAAAACATACCAAGACCTTGATTTTGTTTTTTGTATAGTTCTAATGCTGCCTTACCTTTAATTTTAGGAGAGTCTAGTAATGATTGGCTAAATCCTACTAATGCACCAGGGATACCACCTAAAGCTCCACCAGCACCAGTTTTTGCAGTAGCACCAAGACCCATTAAATCTCTATTTTCAATACGACCTACAGACCTTTGAAGATTAGGTTGCAGTTCTCTTAAAGCACCATATTGTGTATTAATATCTTTAAGTTCTGGCATAAATCCTTCTAGTGACTGTCTAGCTGAACCTGCCATAGCTCTATATGCTTCTTCTTTTGCAAGGGATGGTTTTTCAGGTGCTCTACCAAAATCAATTCGTTTATAAGCATCTGCTTTAAAGTCTTGAAGTTGTTGTGGAGTTACAGAGGTAATTTTATTTTGTTTTAAATATGTTTTAAACTGTTTTTCAATATTATTAATTTCTTTTATATCTTGAGCAGCTTCAATTTTAAAACCACCTGATTGTTTCTTAACATCTTTAAGACTTTCCAATACTTTTGTAGCTGGAATTTTAATGTTTTTGTCTGTAGCATTAGTAATCAAAGTATCCATTTTATCGCCAAGGTCAGTAAGTTTAGACTGAACCATACCTAATCCTTCATAACTTAAAGGTATTTGATTTTTAAGTGCAGTTTCAGTAATTCTAGTTCTTTCTGCTGGTGATAAAGTAGTAGAAAATTTAGCTGCACTTTCATATAATCCAGGAGCTACGCTAGTAGGAATTACTTTTGATGCACCATACATAGTAGTATTAGCTGCTAAGTTTAATGGGTCAATTGCTGTTCCAACCTTAGCAACCTTTTCTAATGCAGGAGCTGCTTTAGCACCAACTTTAGATAAAGATGCAAGTTTAGCAGCACCAGAAGCTCCACCTGTAACAAACATAGATAAATCACTTAATATACTTGCTGGGTTGTTTTGCAATTCTTGTAAGAAAGCGTCTTTACTACCATATTTATTAGAGTAATAATCGCCTAAAGCATCTGCATATTTTTCATGAGATTGAGTTCCAGGCACAGCTTTTTCTGCTACACCTAATGCTAAATTACCAATGCCTTTTAATGTTTGAACTGGCTCTGTAATTGCACCAATGACATTTTTACCTTCTTGAACAATACTTCCAGGAAGATTTTTTAATGCTTCTTTTCCTGAAAATTGAAACTTAGATGCTTCTTGTTGTTTAGCAGCTTGATATGCGTTAGCAATAGTTTCAAACTCAGGCGTTCCTTGTTTGTCTTGATTTTTAATAATCCATTGTGCGTAATCTGAAGCTGAAGTAGCCATTATTTATCCTTATTTAGCTCTATTTAAAATTTCGTCTGCTTGATTAAACAATTTTTGATTTGGATTATTAGCACCAGGACTTGTTGCGGTTAATTGCTTAACTCTTGCTTCAATTTCTGGACTTACAGCACGACCCAATCTATTATCTTCTGCAGCAAGACCTTCGTAACTAAATGTACCTGCTTGATATTGTTTTCTAGCCCAATCAGAAAGTTTAGCATTACGAGTTGCATTAGCTTCTGCAATTTTAACCATAATGTCTCTACCTTCTTTAGAAGTTGCAAGACTTGGGAAAGAAGAACGATAAGCACCAAATTCTAAGTCAGATGTAGAACCACTACCAGGTGTTCTAATTTCAGTAGCAGCTTTAGTAGCAATAGCTTGAACAGCTTGATTAACATTAGCTGTTGGAGTATTAACACCTAAAAAGTTTTGTAAGTCAGCAGTTAATTTAATTGCACCACTACCTGGTTGACTACCAATTAATGAATTAATAGTTCTTGTTTGATTTGCAATGCTTCTAGCAGAATTAGTACTTGCAACTAACCCTTCTATAGTACCTTTATCAACATCAAGAAGAGCTTTAGCAGGAGCATTATTAATGATATTTGTTGGTCGTGATAAAAGTTTTAATTTTTCCTGACGTGCAAAATATTCTGGGTTTTCTAAACCAAATTGAAACTCACGAACATCTGTAGGAATTGCTTTTAAACGGTCTAATTCAGCGTCTCTAAGTTCTTTAGCAATTTTAAGTTTATTCATTTCATTTTCTGTAGCTGAACTATAAACACCTTGTGCGCCTTGCATACCACCTAAATATGATTTACCAAGAATAGCACCAAGACCAATATTTTGATTTTTAGGTTGTGCTAAATATGTTGCTCCTGCACCTAAAATACCAGATAATAAAGATTGATTTTTTAATTTATCTTGTTGTTCTTGAGTTAATAAACCACCCAAATATTCAGGCGCTTTAGCACCAAAAATATTCATACCTGCGAATGGACTTGTGTTTGTGTCAAATAATGCCATGTTATCTTCCCCTAAATCCTGCTGTTTGCATTTGTTGTTGTAGTCTTAAAAGTTCTTCTTCTGTTAAAGGCATGCGTGTCATTAAGTTTGGCATACCTACATCATTACCTTGTTGCATACCTACATTAGGTCCTACATTAAATAATGGAGATGATACTGCTTCAGGATTGCCTCTTATAACAGGTCTTGTTTCTGGTTGTATCATTTGTTGTGGTTGACTAGGAAATCCAGTATCTATGCCTATTTTGCCTAAATTAATTTTATCCATAGTTGTTAAATTACCTAATCCAAGACTATCAAAAAATGAAGGAGAAACTGTTTGCCCAACATTGTTTGCGATTTGTTGTGCCATTAATGGATTGTTAGTAAACGCTTCAGTAGATAATGGTGCGCTTACACTTGTTCCAGTACTTAAATTATTAAAGCCAGAAGGTTCAAATCCACGAAAAGCACTATTTGCAATAGCTTCTGGGCTAGTTACATCTGCAAGGTTTTGTTTAGGAATTGTATAACCTAATGCTTCTTGAAGTGTTTGACCTGGACCTAAAATAGCAGGAGTTCCGCCTATAGCTTGACCACCAATACCTGAAGCATATCCGCCAGTTCCAAAACTTACAGGAGTTGTTTCTACGCCTTTTATGCTAGAAAGAAAGTTACCTAATCCGCCTAAACCACCTGTAGCACCACTACCTATACCAAGACCACCAGCAGTAGAAAGATTTGCACCGCCAATAAGACCTGAGCCAGCTCCAGTCCCAGCAGTTCCAGCAGCAGCACCAGCTCCTCCTGCACCACCAGCACCCATTAGACCTGCACCACCAGCACCTAAAGCACCGCCTAGTAAAGCTGACTTAAATGGGTTTCTACCTGATACAGCACCGCCTACAGCACCTACACCTGCACCTATAAGAGCAGGAACTAATAGTTGACCCATGTTATACCTTTCCTACTACGTAGCAAATAGGTTCTAAAATAGCACGATAAATCATGCCTAAATTGTCTCTGTTTTTACCACGTTTTTGTTTCCATATATCAGCAGTCCTATGTCTTGCGATATGCTCTAAAACACCCCTTAAAATGCGTTGTAGGGCATTCTTTTCACCTGCTTTGTAAGCATAGTTTACTAATGGTAAGAATAGTTTATGGTAACCTTTTTCGTATGCTGGGTCTAAGTCTTTAGACTGGGCTAACCAAATAGCGTTACGGAAACTACCAAAGCCATATTCAGCGTTCATAGCTGTACATACTATCTTGCCACCACCACCGCTTTGTGTAGTTGTAGATACTTGACCCATAGGAGCACCATAAGCAGCACCAAGATAAGCAGATAGTTTTTGATATGGTTTGTTTTGTTCAAAGTTGAATCTGTCAATATCAGCTTGTAGAGCAGTTTTTTGATAGTCTTCAGCAGTTTTACCTACGTTAGCTAATTGTGAAATATCTGCGTAATCAGCTTGTGCTAATCCAGGAGCATTCATAACAGCTTGGTTTTGCATACCACGTTCACCAGCATAGTTTTGATAAGCTAGGTTACCGTATGTATTAGCAAGTGTTGTAGCTAGTGTGTTTGCAGCTCTGTTTTGAATATCAGCAGATACGCCTGAACCATAACGACCAGCTTGTGATGCAGTAGATTGTGCTTGTTTAATAGCATCATTGTATGCTTGTGTAGCTTGTTGTGTAGGACCTGCTAATGCTTGTGTAAAGTATGGGTTACCAGCAGATAAGTAATCACCTTGAATAGAGCTTAGTTGTTGTTGTTGTGCAGCAGGAAGTAATGGATTACCTTGCAATGCTCTATTCTGTGCAGCTTGTAATGCTGATTGTGTTTGAGCAGATGGTCCGATATAAGTTTGACCACCATAATATTGTGGAGTATCTGTTTGGTATAGACCTTTAGCTTCTTCAAGACCATATTTAACAAATGGTCTAACTGTAGGGTCTAGTTGCTGTGTAGTTTCAGATTTGCCACCGCCACCTTTAGAGCCGCCACCGCCACCATAAAATGTAAAGTTGTCTACTAAATTAAATAGCCAGTTATCAAGATTAATCATATTATTTGCCTTGTGTGTTAGTTGTAACGATTGGTGAATTTAATAACCCTGTAAACCTACCTGCACCGTATGAAGGTGAAGATAACATTCCTTGTTGTGGTAAAGCAGAGTTTAAATTTGAGTTAAGTGATGGAAATAAATCTGCCATTGGTTGTGGTTGATATGTAGGTTGTTTGTTTAACATGGATACCATAGACAAGTTACCATTAATAATACCTTCAGCATTGCCTGTAAAAGGTTTGAAATATTGATTGCCTATTTTTACAGAGTTTGCTACTGGACCACCACTAGATGATTTGCTTATCTCATTAGGACTAGCAAAGCTCCCCCACGCAAGCGGACTAATTGCAGATGGATTATACCGTGCTGGAGTATATGGTTGATACATAGTTCCACCTTGATAATACAATCCACTAGGTGTATGTAATTGCATACCTTGATATTGTGATGGTGTTAAGTAACGATTAGTTTGAGCTGGTGCAGCATAAGTGTTCTGCACCTGTCCTGTTGGAGCAGAAAAATTCAAAGGTAAATTAATCATATTATTTCTCTAGTATGTATTCCCATGTTTGAGGTTGAAAACCCATTGCTCTTGCTCTACGTTCCCATCCTTTTCTTTGTGAAGAGAATGTAACTTTAGACTTACCGCCTTGTTTTGCTATTGCTTGTATTTCTTTCATAGCTTGATTTTGTAACTCTTCATTATTAATAGCTGACCATGCAGCCCATATATGAAGTGTATTGCCTATAGGTTGCAGTACGACAAAGCCATAAGGTTTGTTATCTATCATGCCTACAAATAACATAGACCTGTTTTCGTAACAATCACAGTAGACATCTTCTACTATCCATTCTGTGTGACCATGTTGTCTTACTAATTCAAGACCATGTTTAATAAACTCCCAATGAGTCCTAAGTTGGTCTTTAGGTATGTAATGTAAAATCATCCTACTATTATATAACGATATACCTTATTCGTGCCTGTATTTGCAGGGTGACTAATAGTAGCTTCGCCTTGTGTTTGTGAGCTAATGTAAGGCTCTGTAAATAAGTTAGTTGTAAATGAATTAGCACTTAAATACTGAATAGTAACAATAACACTTGGTGTTGCAGGTCTAGTAGGGCTAGTTTGTGCTGCTAAATGTTCTACTGTAACTAATACTGAACTTGTAGCCCATGCTAAACTTACATAGTCGTCTTTAGCAAGTTCTATGTTAAAGTTTAATGCTGCAATAAGATTACCATAAATACTTGCACTTTTACGAGCTGGAACAGTAAATTTACTGTTAGAACCTGCAACATCTGAATTATTTTTTCTAAACCATATATCTATGTCATGTTGAGCATTATCAGTATTAACAAATTGAATACTAAACTGAACATTATAAAGACCAGAATAGTCTACTTTTACCTTGTATCCATCTACTAAACTTGTACCTAAAGAATAGTCTGTAGTGTTAAGTGTAATGTTTGCTGTAGCTGTTGTAGTGGCTATGCTTTGGTCAGTCGTATCTTGAAATGCACCGTATGGAAAGTATGTACTAGCTGACGTTTGTGTTTTAGGTTCTAGCCCAATATAAGAGTTATAACCTATACGTTCATCAAATATAGTGGTAGATGAAGCACCTGACGCTGATAATGTGACATCACCTGTATTGTTAGACTTACCTTCTACAAGGTTGTTTACTATTTCTGCTACACTTCTAGCATCACCACCTGTCCAAGGTAGTTTACGGTACATATCACGAGCCATTATCTCGTTCCTTGTTCAGAGTAATCTATATCCATACCAATAGCAGATGACCAGTTAGCACCTGTAGGTGTTAAAGCTATTCTATGATAACGACCTGCACTTCTTACAGAGCATCTATCTTCTTGGCTTGCTGTTACTGCTGTGCCATAAGTAATAGTGTCATCTAACATACGCCTAGAAGCCACAGAAACGCTTGCAGAGCCATTATCTACAGAAGGTCTAATAAGAGTAAGCACAGAGTTATAACCATATTCTAAGTCGTTAGTAATGATAGAACCTGTAGCGTTAGTTCCTGTAAATGTGATAATTCTAGTACCACGAACACCACCAAATAAGAACTTACCGCCTTTATATAATCTATCGTCTAGTGTTGTTACAAGAGAGTCTACAGTTTTAAGTGCTGCTGCAGAAGCCGCCATATCAATAGCAACACCTGTGCCTGAACCCACACCTGTAGCTGTAAATAATACACCTACAGTATTAGCAACCGCACCTATGCCAGTAAATGATGTTGTGCCTACTGTTCTAATTGTGTATGACTTACCTACGACAAAAGAACCTGCTGTTACATTATAAGCTGTATCTATACCGTCTAATGTTGTACCTGATGTAGCAAGGGTAGATAAAACATTTACATCTGTATCAGCTTCACACCATTTTTGTGTTTCAAAGTTATATATAATTAATGCTCTGTTACCAGAAACGGTTGTGTAATTCCAAATAACAAGATTACGTTCTGGGTCTATTGCTGCTGATATAGAATCTATATCGCCAATGTTTGCATTAGCATAAAAGTATCTGTCTACTTTTTCTGAACCAATACCTGTTACTTGTTGACCGTTACATGAATAGAAACCATCATCTGATAAGAAGTATGATACTCCACCGTACTGTGCTATAGAGCCACCTTCTACACAACCTACGTTACGAGAAATAGTGTCAAATTGAAAGAATAATGGTGAGCCAATATATGACATACGCACAATGGCTTTTTCTAGGAATACAATACCAAACTCTCCACCTGTAAGACCTGTTATGTCACCACCATCAGGAAGTTCTTGGAAGTCACTTTGTGATGCAGCTCCAGGAGTCCAATCTGTAGGGTCGTTTATATCACTCCAGTTTACTCTTGATGGATATGTGCCATTACTTATATTAGCAGCTACTACAAAGTCACGAACTACTGTAATGTATTTAGCTACCGGAGCTGCTGCTGCTAAGTCTGCAAAGTCTGTAGATGTCGTTACATCAACATATTGTATTTTTTCAGAACCATTAGACGCTAACGCATAATTGCCAAACTGCACAAATTGCCATCTACCAGAGCCTGTGTATCCACCTACTTTAGATACATCTTCCATAGTTAAATCTGTAGCAGACATTTTAAATAACTTAGTAAGACCCCCTGCGTATACAGATACGTCTGCATTTACTTTAGCTGCAAAGCAATTAGTAAGTGCTTCTGTAGCTACACCTGAATAGTTTACTGCTGACTTAAAAGGACCATATCCTATAGCTAAAGGAGTAACGTTATTAGCTTCTGATACTGCGTCTAATACAGATGGTTGGTCAGGTAACCAGTCTTTAAATGCTATGCGTTGTGTAGCCATTTAAACTCCATATATTAATAGGTAAATAAATATAGTAAAGTATTAATGACATATTATTTAATTTCCATTAACTTTAATTCTTCTAATGTATTTACGGCATTTACTTTATTAGTAATATCACGAAGTCTTTGCTTCTCTGCAACGATAGCAGATGTGTCTGCACCTGACTCTAAAGCTCGTTGGAATGCTATATCTTGTGCTTCTAGTAAAAGTTTGCGTTCAGCACGAAGTCTAGCTTTAGTAATTTCTTTAGCTTTATTAATATCTATAATTATTGCCATGTTATGCTCCTAGTGCTTCGATTTTAGCTGTTAATGCTGCAAGTTCTGCAAGCAGTTCTGCTTTAGTTGGTTGTGGTGGTGGTACGTATTCTGGCACAGGGGGTTCTACATATTCTGCAATTGCACCGTAGTTACCTGCTACGCACTCTGCAAAGATTTTATGTGAGTGTTCATAGTCCCCACTAGCAACTGCAGTAAAAGGCACTAACTCTTCTCGTAAGTCATCAAAGTCTACGTCACAATTAATTGCTGTATGTTCTGCATTAGCCCATTTTAAATTTTTTACATTTGTATAATTCATTATATTTTCCTTTTAACTAATACGAACCCAAAGACCTGGATAACCAGCTGTAGAGCCGTTACCATAAGCTGAGCCAAGGCATCTCCATGTTCCAGTATTGATAAGAGATTGGTTTGCACCTGTTGACCATGTTGATGAACCCCGCGTAATACTGCCGTTGTTTATCGATGTTGCATATAATGAAGACCCTGCAACGGTCGTGTTATTCGTATAATTTGCCACATCTTGGGGTCTTCCAATAACATAACTACCAATCGCATATTGGTCTGTATCAGTAATTGCACCTGTTTGTCCGTTAAGTGATGTAACACCACCTGTTGGAAGTGCAGCACTTGTCCAAGTTGTTCCATTAGATGTTAATACGTTTCCTGATGTGCTAGGAGCTACTAAATTACCTGATAATGCTGAAGTTCCATTACCTAAAATAACTGAATTAGCTGTAATGCTTGAAGCTCCAGTACCACCATCTGCAACAGTTAAGTCAGTAATACCTGTAATAGTTCCCCCTGTAATAGCAACTGTTGTGGAGTTTTGTGAAGCCATTGTGCCTAATGTACTCCATGTAGGTGTTGTACTACCACCTGCTGATAACAATACTTGACCACTTGCACCTGCAGTTCCGTCTAATCTAAATGCACCTGTAATGTCAACTGTGCCTGAAGAAACTAATGTACCTGCGACTGTAAATGGGTCACCACTAGAACCATCTTGCTGGTCTTTTAATTGTGCCATTAAGCCACGAATAGCGTTATTTACGTTAGCTGGTGAACATCCCTCAGCAATGTCAATATTACTAATATCTGTATTGTCTGCTGGGGTTGCTGAATATTCACTAATTTTTGTCTTTGCCATTTATTATCCTTTATCTTGGTGTAACGCTTATAGTTGTATATGGGTATGTTGCACCCAAATCATTTGTTTTAATGTTTGCAATAGCTCTGTCATACAATGCTGACCATGTTTGAACACGTGCATCATTCATTAAATACGGTTCTGCTTCTGCTAGTGTTGCGTATAGTAAAGCATCTGGATAGTTGGCTAGATAGATGTTACTTGCTGTTGTTGTAGAGATAAATGTAGGTTGTGCATAATACAATAAGCTAAGTGTCATTGTAGAATCAGGTGCAGGTGCAAATTG